TATGGCAAAGGATGCATCATCCTCGGCTTACGTCAAAGTAGAAAAGGCGTAACATGACACAGTATAGTAAAAAGAGAAATTCTTTTTTAACCAACAATGATGATTTATATGAAGTAGTTCTACTCGGGGACCAAGACGGTAATATCATCAACACTCACGGTCCATCCGGAAATATTCCAATTGCAGATGGACGGGTAGATGGCTACTCAGTTCGAAACATTTTTGGAACAACTGGCGCTACGGCAAATATCGTAACTACCGAATTCAGAACACCTTGGGAAAGAGCAAGCAACTATGAATTTCCGGCAGCTGCAGCTCAAATGAGTTTGGTAAGCACTAGTACTTCTGATACAGCTGTTACTGTTTTAATCTTAGGATTGGATGCAGACTACAATCCGATTAGTGAGGTTCAAACATTAACTGGTACGACTCCTATCACAACAACGAATAGCTATTTACGTATTAATGATATGGTGTGTACCGTTGGTAATGCTGTTGGAACGATTACACTCAGTGTCGGTGCTAATGTTTACTCGCAGATTGATCCCGGTGAAGGTAAAGATCAAAAGGCTGTATATACTGTACCAGGTGGATATTCCTTCTTTCTAACACGCATCGATGCTTTCTGTACCGATGCAAACGGTGGTAAAGCTGCAAGATTTAGAAACTTTCTTCAGTCTCCAAACGGTAGACAACTTAGAGTTGCTGATACGACTTTCTTTAATAATATGTCAATCATGAGACAGGCACCTTTTAAATACGATGAAAAGACTGATATCTTAATGCAATTACGTTCTCTGTCTGGCTCAGTATTCGGATCTGTATTTGCAGAAGGCATTTTGGTAAGACAATAAAAATAATTTAGGGGGTTTACTTCTGTGAAAAAGGGTGTATAATATTATTACACCACTTAGGACAGGATAGAATACCCCAGAGGAGTAAAAGAATGGCTTGGATTCCAGTACCAGGTACAACTCAATGGGAATATGATAATGACCCACCCGATCCAGGTGTGGGCAGTCCTCTCCGCTCATTGTGGTTGCAACAGACGAATGGTGTACGTACATATGAACCAACTGGTCATCAGGTATATACACGAGTAAGAAGAGTCGGTGAAACATCCGACGCAGGTGAACTAAGTAAATCATTCTGGGATTCGAGGGTATAATGGAAAACTTTTCTTCTTATATTAAAGAGAGTAAGAACACTCATATGACGCATATCGAGGATCGTGTGCTATATGGGGGAGTAAATGGTACAAGACAGGCAATCTTTGCCTTACGTGACCTGAGAGATATGCTTGGTGGATTACATGATGGATCCGTTAGTGTAAAGTGGGACGGTGCACCTGCGATCTTTGCTGGTACAGATCCGAATGACGGGCAGTTCTTTGTAGCAAAGAAAGGTATCTTTAATAAGAATCCGAAGGTGTATAAGACGAATGCAGATGTTGATGCTGATACCTCTGGTGATCTTGCAGATAAATTGAAATTGGCTCTCAAGCATCTTCCTGAACTTGGAATCAAAGGTATTGTTCAGGGTGACTTCCTTTTTGGCCCTGGTGACATTAAAAGGAAAAATATCAAGGGTCAAAGCTATATTACCTTTCATCCGAATACGATTGTCTATGCTATTCCAAGTGACTCTGATGCGGCGAAGCAGATAAAAGCCGCAAAGATTGGAATCGTTTGGCATACTACTTATACATTCAGTGGAACGAGCAAGGACTTCTCGACACTCAAGGCCAGTTATGGTGTAGACGTATCTCGTATGAAGAAATCAAACAATGTTTGGTCACAGGATGCTATGCTCCGCGATCTTACAAGATACACTATGTCCAAAAAGGATACCGAAGAGGTAAATGAATATCTTTCACAAGCAGGAAAGATCTTTAATCAGATTGCTGGTAACGCTCTTCGTACACTTGAATCAAATCAAGAACTTGCAAGACTGATCGAAACATACAACAACAGCTTTGTTCGTCAAGGTCAGGTTATTACGAACACGCAGGCTCACGTGAATGGACTGATCAACTGGATTAAAGCCCGCTATCAAAAAGAGATAGATAAGCGTAGTACCGAGAAAGGTAAATCAGCACAGATAAAAAAGCGTGATGAGATCTTGAAATTCTTTTCACCAGGTAACAAGAAAAGTTTAAAAAATATATTCGATTTGCAAAAAGTTATTGTTCTTGCAAAATTAAAACTTATAAATACTTTAAATAGATTGAACAATGTTGATACATTTGTTAAGACTAAAGATGGTTACAAGGTCACAGGACACGAAGGCTTTGTAGCTATTGATAGGCTTGGTGGTGATGCGGTAAAGATTGTTGACAGAATGGAATTTTCATACAACAACTTTTCGCGTGATATACTTAAGGGATGGGATAAACCAGGAAGAAACTAAAATGGACAATAAAAAAGAATACTTTGGAAAAGTTCACCCTGCTCTGAAAAAAGAACTTGGTGCCCACGGCGATCATGCTACAGGTATGGCAGGATCTGATAAAGGTGTTGCAGTTTCGTTTAATAGACCTAAAGACGTTAATGCTTTAAGAAAGCAAATGGCGCAGCATGGCTACAAAAATGTTACTCAGATGCATGATACCACTGGTAAACACAAACATGTTTATCATTTCCAGGAATCAAATGAAAATCCAGTTGATTCGTATATGGACAATAAAAAAGTATCCTTTAAAAATTTTGTAACCGGCTACGAAGAAGGTCGGGACGAGTATATTCAATATCGGAATATGCGGCGTAGACACGGTGCACTCGGCGAGGCAAAGAAAGTCGAATGCCCTGAGTGTAAAGGTGAAGGGTGTGACCATTGTGATAATAAAGGATACCACCTGGTAAAAGAAGCTCTTGACGTAGGACAACGTCGTCGTAGAGCGATTCAGATGCGTAGAATGAAGGGCAAGATCCGCATCGGTCAGCAAAGAGCAAAGATGAGAGTTGCTAATAAGGAACGCCTTATTAAAAGAGCACGTAAGGCAGCTCGTACTGCTATTATGAAAAAGCTTACGAAGGGTAAAGGCAAGGACCAGCTTGATTACTCTCGCCGTCAGTCGATCGAGAAAAGAATCGATAAGATGAAGGGTAAGGTTGATCAGTTAGCACGTAAGCTTTTTCCACAAATCCGTAAAAAAGAAATGACTAAGCGTCAACAAAAGGGTGATAAGTAATGATATCATCCTTTCGAAATTTTTTAGTCGAAGAAGAAAAGACGGTTTATTTTACCTTTGGTAGAATGAATCCTCCGACTATCGGTCACGGTAAGTTGATCGACACACTAGCGAAAAAAGCTGGTAACAATCCCTATAGAATATTCGTATCCCAATCTACTGATCCAAAGAAGAACCCACTCGATTATACAAGTAAGGTAAAGTTTATCCGTAAGATGTTTCCGAAGCATGCTAGATCGATCATGCTGAATCGTAAAGTTAAGAACGTTATGGATATTGCAACGGCACTTTACAATGAGGGTTACAAGTCCGCAACCATGGTCGTTGGATCGGATCGTGTTCAAGAATTTCAAACCCTTTTGAAAAAATATAATGGCGTTGATGGTAGACACGGTCACTATAACTTTAAAAAGATTAATGTAATCTCTGCAGGTGATCGCGATCCCGATGCTGAAGGTGTTGAAGGTATGTCTGCATCGAAGATGAGATCCTTTGCATCTAATAACGATTTTGCTTCATTCTCACAAGGTCTTCCAAAAAGAGTGTCTAATGCGGATGCAAAGGCACTCTTTAATAATGTACGCAAGGGTATGGGTTTAAAGGAAGAAAAGAACTTTAAGCGCCACATTGAACTCGAGCCTGTCTCTGAGACCCGTGAGAATTACGTAAGAGGTAATCTTTTCGAAGAAGGTACACAAGTAGTTATTAAAGATACTGATCAGATCGGTACAGTTATTATGTGTGGGTCGAACTATCTTGTAATCGAAGCTGGTGGTGCTAGACTCCGTAAATGGTTGGATGACGTAGAAATACTTGAGGTTAAGCATAGATTAGATCCAAAGCTTTCCTTTAAGCATCAGGTAAAGCATGGCACACAGTACGTTGATGTAGATGGCGATGGTGACGTCGATGCTGCAGATCGTATGAAGAAAGCAAAAGAATTTGGTGATGTTGGTGGTGTACCCGATCTAACAAAAGCCTTGAAGAAAAGACAGGATATGGAAAAAAAGCACACTAAAAAAGGTGTAGCTTATGAATCCAAAGATGATGTGAAAGAAGAAGATCCTTGCTGGCCAGGATATAGACAGGTCGGAACAAAGGAAAAGAATGGTAAGGTTGTTCCAAATTGTGTAAAGGAAAAGATCGAAGTAAGTCAAGATAAAGATATTGATGAACTTCCAGGATCACAGCCTGCATCTTTCCAAAAAGGTATCAAGAGCAAATCTACAAAGGCAGCTCGTCATCGTCACTTCCAAAGAATGACGAAGAAAGATGATGATGACAAGAGTGCATATAAGGATGCACCCGGTGATAAAGGTGCTCGTGAGAAAGGCACTAAGCCTTCTCAGTATACGAAAAAGTATAAGCAAATGTATGGCGAACAAATGAAAGATCCAATCGATGTTGCAAAGCAAAGGATCGACCGTGAGAAAAAGATTTACGCCAAGAAGCATGACAATATGCTAGATCGTGCTAGAATTAGAGCAGCAAAACAAAAAATAGGGAAACGAAATGATCGGATTTAAAACTTATCTTGAAGAGAGTGCAGATGCTGCTTTAAAGAAAAAAGCAGATAAGTCCGGCTTTTCACTTAGCATTCTTAAGCAAGTATATCGCAGAGGTGTAGCTGCTTGGAAGGTTGGGCATAAGCCAGGTACAACCCCACAACAATGGGGAATGGCAAGAGTGAATAGCTTTATTACTGGTGGCAGAACACGAGTAAAGGGCGATCCCGATCTCTGGAAAAAGCAAAAGTCGATGCTTGGTAAAAAGAAAAAAGTAAAAGAATCCGTTGAGCTTGATGAAGGTGCAAAAACACATTTTGTGTATCAAAAAGGTGTTCCTAAAACTAAACAAGTAGTACATAGAGGAACAGAACAATCTGCTAAAGATTGGATCACGAAAAATGCTAAGTTTTATATACATAAGGGTAAAGACTTTGATATCTACAAGGGTAAGTACCCGAATGTAAAGCCAAGCGACCGAGTTGACTTTAGATATGTTGCCGAAGCGGGTGAAGAGCTTCAACTGAATAAATTGGGGGATAGAACATGAATATTTCATTAAACGCAGTAAAAGAACTTTTACCAAATAATCCTAATCCAGAAGATTGGCAAGAAGCTTTTAATACACATTTTGCCAATTTTGGAATTCGTAACCTAGATCGAGTGGCAGCTTTTATTTCTGTATATTCTGAAAAGACTGATGAGTTCCAAAATCTAATTTCTCTGACCCCGACTAAGATCACTGCTTTCGGTAAAACAATTAGCATGAAGTCGGCGGAGGCAAAGGCTTACTTTGCTACTCCGGTTGGCAACCTTCATTATATGCTTTCAGATTGGGATAAGAACAATTACAACGATTACGCTGACGTCGGCGATCTTCCATCTCTGAGAGATGCCTTGATACCCGATGTTGATATGAATGAGTTAAAAAGAAAATACTTCCAGGCAATCAATATTGGTCTTGGAAGAGAAAAGAATGCAGGCGCTGCAGCAACTGCCGTTCCTGCTCCAAGGTCTCTAAGACCTGGATCAAGAGGTGGTAAGGTTCGTCAAGTTCAATCAGTTCTAGGAATTGAATCTAATGGTGTTTATGATGATGTTATGGAAGAAGCCGTTAAAAGATATCAAAAGAGAAAGGGATTAGCCGATACCGGTGTCGTAGATCCCACGACTTCTAAAAAAATGGGAATCAATCTATGAGTAAAGAAAACCAATCATCTGATAAAAAGCCTACACTCTACACAGATCCGAATACAGGTAAAAGAAAAATCCGTATGATGCCTGCAAAGAAAAAGGTAGTAGATAACGATAAAGATGATCGTAAACTTACATCTGAAGCAATCGATCTAACCAGAATGAAACAATTGGCTAAGTTCGGATTAGTTGACAAGGCCGAGATCGCAAAGCTCATGCTAGCATTAAAGAAAATGGATTCCGGTAAGGAACTCAATATTCGTGAAAAAGATTTGATCGTTAAGGTTATGGGTGACCTTGCTACTATTGTTACCGGTGATACAAATACTTTCTATAAAGCCAAGAGAGCGGTTTCAGAATCATATGAAGATGATGAACCCGCATCACCAGATGAAGCTGGAATGGCTATGTCACAATTAAAATTTATTAATTATGCAGCAGATGAAATTATGGAATATATACAAGAAGGAGCAGCTTTCCCAGAGTGGTTCCAAAACAAACTAACGGGCACCTACGAGTCTATGAAAGACCTACACGCTTTTATGGAAGGCAACGAATACGAGGAAGAAGACGATGCGTAATTTTAAATCTTTTTTAAAAGAAAAGACCCTTACCCCCGCCGAGAAGAAAAAGCGTGAAGAGATTGCACAGGCAATGGAGCGTGATAATCCTGACATGCCAATGGCTAAGAAGATGGCTATTGCAACTGCGACTGCTAAGAGAGTTGCAGAAGGAGCATACTTGAAAGGTAGTATTGAGAGCCGTGCTGATGCACACGAAGATCAAGCTGATCATCACAACTCGCAAGCTGAAAAAGCGCATAAAGCTGGTGATAAAATGGCAGCTTCTGCACATAAAGCAGCTGCAAGAGCTCATATGAAAGCTGCATCATATTTCGATAAACATCTTTCTAAGCCAGCTCATCTTCGTCCTCAAGCTGCCGGTGGTGCAACTAGCCAAGCAGCACATGCAGCTACTCAAAAAGCCAATCAATATAATGAATCAACACAGATTGATGAGATTCTTGATACACCTCAAGCAATGCAAAGCTATAAAGATAAGAATAAGCGCAGCAAAGAAAAGGCTGCTAATTCTGCAGCAGCTAAGATCTTTAGAGGTCCAGATAAAGATGGTAAGAGAGCAGATCATTCACCAGAACTAAAAACAATGGCAAAGCGCCGTAGTGGTGAGAAGATGGTTGATAGACTTGCTGGAAGAAAAACTCTAAAACTGTTGCGTAAAGGCAAGTAATATGAAAACCTTTAGGCGATTCAGTGAGGAAAAAGATTCGAGACTAGCTCGTGCTGGAGTGTCTGGATTTAACAAGCCTAAGCGTACTCCTGGTCATCCAACGAAGTCTCATATAGTTGTTGCTAAGTCTGGCGACAAAGTTAAAACGATTCGCTTTGGTCAGCAAGGTGTTACTACTGCTGGTGCACCAAAAAAAGGTGAATCTGATCGTCAAAAAGCAAGACGTAAGTCATTCAAAGCACGTCATGCTAAAAATATTGCAAAAGGTAAAATGAGCGCAGCATACTGGGCCGATAAGGAAAAATGGTAATATTAAATGGCAACGGAAACTAATAATAAGCGGCTGGATCGTATAGAAGAAAAGATTGATAAGCTATCTGAAGCTATGGTAGCAATCGCCCGTACAGAAGAAAAGCTTTTAGCGATGGAGCAGAAGTATTCTGCACAATATGATCGTATGAATAAGTTCTCGGAAAAGTTAGACCGCTTCGAGGCTGCTGTAGTTAAGAATTCCCAGACGGTAAATAACATTAACAAGCTGTTCTGGGCTGTTTTGGTCGCTGCAATCGGTGCAGTGGCATCCCAAATGTTTATGTAAGGAATAAAACAATGGATAAAGAAGACATTCAAAAGGTTTGGGCTGCCTATCAAAAAGTCCAGGAAGCAGCAAAGAAAAAGAAGCTAGATCCAGTTGGTAAAGCAGATGCTGATATCGACAATGATGGTGATGTTGATTCTTCTGACGAATATCTACACAAGCGCCGTAAAGCAATCGGCAAAGCGATGAAGAAAGAAGAAGTTGATCTCGGTGAAGAAATCCATCGCGATGTAATTAAAGCTTATAAGAATTCTAGAGATGCTGAGCATAAGGATGGAGAGTACGGTACGACTGCTACTAAGAGAGCTGTTACAAGAACCGCGAATACTTTATCTAAAAAAATTAATCAGCATCACCCAGATCTCGATATGCAAGGTAAGATTAAACTTCGTACACAATTACAAAATATGAAAGAAAAAGTAGAGCAAGATCCAAATAAAGCGAATAAAGAAATGATGAAGGATAAATTCACTGCTTCTGATAAAAAGATGGTTGACGGTCACGGTGGTATCGATCCGAAGACACCTGAAGTTGATGGTATGAAAGCTGCTGATCAAACTGCAGCTTCAATTAAAGCTTCTGAGCCTGGTGAAACTCACAAGAACCGTGAAGCAGATAAGACACAGGGTGATAAAGCAATTATCCAATCACCAACAAGCGTGAAAGAAGCAAAGACCTTTGTCGAGCTTATGAAAGCTTTTATGGAAAAGTAAAACCATAACAATGCTTGAAAAATTAGATGATGAGAATTTCCTTTTCTTCGCTGCATCGAAATATTATAATCCTCGATGCAGCGAGGTAGAGGATTTTTATGAGGACTTGAATAGAATCAAATATATAAAAAGATTAATCAATCGGTATATTGAAACTGATAGATTATCTGAACGGTTATTATTAAATCATATTATTGTATTTTGTAATTCATTTACCATACCAGGCGCTATAAAAATGTTTGAATTTAAGGTTGATTCCCAATCTTGGCAGGTGTTAAAACCTTTTTTAATTTATCTAAAGTATATTGAAGAGAGCGCTTTTCCGGAAATTGAATCCGATCTAAAAGCAGTAGAACTTTTAAGGAAAATATAATGCTATTCGAAAATCAAATTGGTGATACCATTTATACCTTCCGACTAATTAAACTATTAGCTCGGGATTGGGAAGATTTTGAGGCTTATAAGCTTGGCATTATTGACGACAAAGGTAAAAGAATTAAATCAGTAAAGCTTGATACTACGAAGAAAAGAGAAGCTTATACCCCTTTTATTCGAATTGCTATAAATCTAAAAAGAATATTACAAAGAGTAACTGGCGTTAATAATAGATTAAATTCCGTTGCAGCAGCTCTTTTTCTTATAAAAGAAAAATTTAAACTCAGTGATAAATCCTTAAATAAAATTTTAAAAGAACAAGGTCTAGACCCGTTAGATCTTTTAGTAGAAAATAGTGAATGGTTTATTGTAGATGATAAAAGAATTTCTCCTGGCATCTATAAAATAAAAAGTTCTAAGGTGTTAAATGTCACTATCGAACAGATGGTAAATAGCGAGGATAGGATTCGAATCCCGCTCGATTGTTATCCGGTAGGAGAGGTTTTTGGTGTAGACATATATGAAGCAATACATCTTAGAACCAATCAGAAAATTTACATAACGTCTTCGGAGATCTATAAATGAGCCAATGGATGAGCCAATGGATGTCTAAATTAACCGAAAAGAAAAAGAAAGAGCTGAAAGGTACTGATAAGTGGTATCCAGATCAGCCTGAATGGGGAACACCAGAGGCTACCAAGAAAGCTCGAGATATGACACCAGGACAAGAAAAGATGGATGTAGCAGAAGAAATGACGGCCGCCGATGCCGGTATTCCTCAAGATACTAAAAACATGGGTCCGAGACTAAAGGCTATAAATGTAACAGACCGCCGTCTTAAGAAGGATAAACATCCAGTAATGCTGAAGCGGTTCAGAAAATATATAGAAGATCAAAATGGTTAGGATATACATCTTCATTGCTATAGTAATGCTTACGAGCTCACTTCTCGGTGGTGCATACTATTACTATCAAGATACACAAAACAAGCTTAAGATCTATGCTGAGAATGAAGCTAAGTTCTCTCTTGCAATAGAACAGCAAGAGCAAGCAATGGCTGCTATGCAAGAAGATCTTCAAAAAGCAAATGAAGAGATTCGCAAAACGAATGAACAGTTTGCTGAGATTCGTAGGCAGAACAATCGTCTACAAAGTAAACTTGCAGACATGGATTTAGGATTGATTGCTGTCGAGAAACCAGACAGCATTGAAAGAGCAATCAATCGTGGTACTGTGAATGCACTACGTTGTTTTGAATTGCTTGCAGGTGCAGAATTAACAGAGGAAGAAAAGAATGCAGAAGACGGTGAATCTTTTAATAAAGAGTGTCCTTGGCTTTGGACTGGTCCTGACACTGTCAGCGTGTCAGACGAATAGTACGCCGAGAGAAATCTCTGTTACATCTAAACCAGCAAACAGAGCAGATCTTCAACTTCCACAGGTTGATGAGATCTTTATGCGGCCAGTCGAATGGACAGTTATTACAGAAGAGAACATGGATGCAAAGTTTGAAGAGTGGAACACACTTGGCAAACCGTTTGCTCTCTTTGTGCTTTCCGGGGAAGGTTATGAAAATCTTGGCCTGAATATTAGTGACATTCGTGCACTACTTCAGCAGCAACAACAGATCATTGCTGCTTACGAAAGCTATTACAAGTCGGATGACGATTCTGTTACATCAGAAGAATAATTAGCATATATGCTAAATATTTTTCAAAATGTACTGCATATAGCTGTTTACAAACTTCTAGTTTCAATATATAATACTATCATAAAAGAAATAGTTTAAACTAGGCTTAAGTGTCGTGCACTTGAGATGTACGTCCTTTGTCGAAAATTCGTGGAGAAAAACATAGATGCTATTCGAAGAACAGATTTCTAGAAAACCAGACCTTTACCCTTGGACAAAGGAGTTCATAGACTCAATTTGGAGCGGATTTTGGACTCCAGAGGAATTTAACTTTTCTTCGGATTACTCACAATTTAAAACGGAAATGACAGATCAAGAGCGTCAGGTTCTTGTACGTGCACTGTCTGCTATTGGTCAGATTGAAGTTGCTGTGAAAACTTTCTGGGCAAACCTTGGTGATAACCTACCGCATCCTTCTATTCGTGACCTTGGTTATGCTATGGCTAACTCTGAAGTCATTCATAATATGGCATATGAAAAGCTTCTTGATGTTCTCGGTCTACAGCACGTCTTCGAAGAGAACCTAAAGAACCCGGTTATTGCAGGTCGCGTAGATTATCTTCGTAAGTATCTTAAAAAAGTTTATAAAGATGATCGTAAGCAGTACATCTATGCAATTACATTGTTTACTCTTTTTGTTGAAAACGTTTCGTTGTTTTCGCAGTTCTATATCATTCTCCACATGAATAAGAATAAAGCGATTCTGAAAGACACCGCACAACAAGTTAAATACACCCGTAATGAAGAGATGCTACATGCACAGTGTGGTATTAAGCTTATTAACATTATGCGTCAAGAGTATTCTGAACTCTTTGATGCAGAGTTTGAATCACGTATCAATGAAGAGATTGTTGATGCGATTAAGCACGAATCCGAAGTAATTCGTTGGATCATGGGCGACTATGAAGAGCGTTGTCTTTCCAGCGACATTCTAATTGAATTTATTAAAAAGCGTATGGTAGAGTCCCTTGATCAGATCGGATTCGCCCATGATATCCGCTATGATGAAAATCTAGTAAAAGAAACAACCTGGTTTGAAGAAGGCCTTTATGGTTCAAACATGGTTGACTTTTTCCAAAGCCGCCCAGTCGATTACGCCCGTGGGCAAGGCATTTCTGCCGATGATTTATTTTAATGGAGAACAATATGAGTTTTGAATGGCTAAATGAAGAATCACGTCTATTTCTTTCCCGCGGGTACCTACGCGAGGGCGTGAGCGCGGAAGACCGCATCCGCGAGATTGCTGATGCGGCAGAAAAGGTATTACACATCCAAGGGTTTGCGGATAAGTTCTATGACTATATGAGTCGTGGATTCTATAGCTTGTCTTCTCCCGTCTGGTCAAACTTCGGTGTTGACCGTGGACTACCTATTTCTTGTAATGGGGTATATGTCGGGGATAGCATTGAGCAGATCCTTCAAAAGCAAGCCGAGGTAGGTGTACAGACCAAACTTGGTGCTGGTACGTCTGGTTACTTTGGTGATATTCGGCCTCGTGGCTCTAAAATTAAAACAGGGGGGAAAGCTGATGGCCCTGTCCACTATCTTCGTCTTTATGATACTGCTACTGACGTCATCTCTCAGGGAAGTGTTCGTCGTGGAGCTTTTGCTGCTTATATTAATATCGATAACCATGACATTGATGAGTTCCTAGAAATCCGAGAACCTGGTAATCACATTCAGAACATTTCTCTTGGTGTCACTATTCCGGACGACTGGATGCAGTCTATGATTGACGGCGATCAGCACAAGCGTGAGACTTGGGCTAAGGTTCTACGTAAGCGGAAAGAGACTGGTTACCCATATCTATTCTTCTCTGACACTGTGAACAACAATAAGCCACAGGTTCTTAAAGATAAAAACATTCCAATTTATGCGTCTAACCTATGCTCAGAGATCGCATTACCGTCGTCAGACGACTGGACTTTTGTTTGTAACCTTTCCTCTATGAATCTTGTTACTTACGACGAGTGGAAGGATACGGACGCTGTAGAGACCATGATTTACTTCCTAGACGCTGTTATGGAAGAATATATTAAAAAGACCAAAGGTGTGAAGTTTATGGAAACCGCATATAACTTTGCTAAGATGTGGCGGGCACTTGGTCTGGGTCAACTTGGTTGGCACTCATATCTACAATCTAAATCTATTGCCTTCGAATCATTCGAAGCTCAAATGCTTGGTACTCAAATTAGTAAATTCATTTATGAACGAGCAATTCAGGCATCAGGCGAGCTTGCACGATTCCATGGCGAACCAGAAGGAATGAAAGGCTATGGTCTCCGTAACCTTACTGTTACCGCAATCGCTCCGACTACTTCATCGAGCTTTATCCTCGGGCAGGTTTCGCCTACTATTGAACCTCTTGCTTCCAATTATTTTGTCAAAGATTTGGCAAAAGGTTCGTTTACATATAAAAACCCGTATCTGGTAAAAGTATTAGAAGCTCATGGCAAAAATGATGATGACACCTGGCGTAATATTTTAATGCGCAAAGGATCTGTACAGCATTTAGAATTCCTTACACAGCACGAGCGTGAGGTATTCCGTACATTCTCTGAGATTAGTCCTATGACTATTATTCAGCAAAATGCGGGTCGTCAAAAGTTCGTCGATCAAGCCATTTCCCTTAACCTAATGATTCCGCCAGATGCACCAGCTAAAGATGTGAATGCTCTTATCATCGAAGGGTGGAAGCTCGGTGTCAAAACGTTCTACTATCAGCGTTCTTCGAACCCTGCACAAGAACTTGTTCGTGACATTATGACATGCGCATCCTGTGAGGCTTAAAATGAATAAAGAAGATATTACATGCCCGCACTGTGAAGCAGAATTCTACGTAGAATGTGAAGAAAATATAACATTCTGCGTAGTCTGCGGAGAAGAGATTGGATATGATGAGGAAGAATATCTAGACGATTATTGGTACGATGAAGAATGACATGGTACTATAAAGAAGAGGTGTTCGAACCTACAGAGGAAGAGTTAAAAGACTGGATTGCTTTCGTCTACATCATTACTGACAAATCAAACGGTAAGATGTATGTCGGAAAAAAGACATTTTGGTCAAAGAAGACTCTTCCTCCCCTGAAGGGAAAAACTCGAAAAAGAAGAAAGGTCGTAGAGTCGGATTGGCGTATCTATTACGGCTCAAGTGATCTTGTAAAGCAATTGCTGCTAGAACACGGGGAAGAAAACTTCCACCGTGAAATACTCCATTTCTGTAAGACAAAAGGCGAAGCTGGATACTTAGAAGCTAAGGAACAGTTCGATCGTAACGTTCTTCTTGATGATAGATTTTATAATGGAATCATTAACTGTAGGGTACACAGAAGCCACGTAAAAAATTTGAAAAAAAATGCATCGTAGGGGTTTACAAACGATTCGTAATAGCTTATATTAGTAGTATCAACTATGGAGATTATATCATGACTTACACTTTCGATATCGCGTGGGACTGGCCCGTCTATGAATTTCTTAAATTTCTCGACGAATACAATCTGAAACTCGAATCTTACATCGCGGATGGTCCCGGCGGTGGAAATCCAGAAATCACCGTTTCCGGATCCCTAGAAAACATCTCAAAAGTAAAAGAAATTTTCTAATGCGGAAGTATGGACCTCGTTACTATAAACCGGATAGTATTAACTTCGGGGGTCACTGGGCAGTAGGTACCGAGTGGGAAATCCCCGGAAGTAAAGACAACATATATACGGTAGAGTTCACTGAAAAGGGTTTTACCTGTGATTGCTGGGGTATGCGTATGCACGGTAAGTGTAAGCATACCTACGGCTTAACTGAAAAATGGATTAACTGATGATCTTAATCGACTATAGCGGTATTAGTATCGCACCTGTGGCCATGGGTCACGCTCATCATGGTGACGAGAATCTTATCCGTCACATGATTCTTAACTCAATTCGTATGTACCGCCAGAAATTCAAAAAGAAGTATGGCGAAGTTGTTATCGTAGCTGATGCTGGCGGTAACTGGCGAAAAGATGTTTATCCTGAATATAAGGGCAAGCGTAAGTCTACACGTAATGAATCTAAGATCGATTGGGATGAAGCTTTCCGTATTATCAACATGGTACTACA